ACGCTTGTTTATTTTTTCTTTTATTTTCTCACTATTAAATGCATCAGGTAATTTGCCGTCTTTAAAAAAATATTTCTCATATTTAACTTTGTAAGCATCATCGTTATTATCTAAATGTTCTATTTGTTTTATCAAATCTCGTACATCTTCTTCTGTATAATCGGGTTTTAAATATAAAATCGCATCCATATTTACGTAATCATCTATGTTAGGACACCCCCAATAGATCGGAATAGTTCCAGAATAATATGCATTAACTAATTTTTCCGTAAAATAATTAGGGATGGAAGAATTCTCAAAACATATCATAAATTTATATTTCCCAACAAAGTCAAAATATTCAGTTGAAAAAACGTAACCCGGACAGTTTTGTTCCATGTTGTTCATAAATCCTCCGCAAGAGTCTACTCTTTTATATTCAGAAAGTTTTTTAAAAAAGTTATTTCTAGCATCGCAGTCGCCGTTTGAAACGGAAAATAAACAAAAGTTGCTTTTTTTTTCATTAGAAATATATCGTTTTTTTAAAAATTTGTCATACCCATTGGAAGGTCCAAAAAAAGTATTTGGATCAATAGTATTTGAATCCATGTTTAATAAAACTGACGCAAACGGCATTATAATAATGTTATCGGTTTCTTCTTTGTAAGGTACTATATTGATATCAAACAATTCGGGATTAGAATAAAAAGGTTCGCAACTGAATTGAAAATAAATTTTATTTTTGTCTTTAACAAATTTTGGTTCTTCCCTAGACGGACCATAAGCTTCAATATCTTTATCTGTATTGATAAATTTTCTTATGAACGGTATCGAAAACTCAGAATTGCTCCACCAGTTATTCAAATTAATATTGTTACTAAATTTTTCTTTTTTAGATTCAACGTCGATTAGAAACAATAACAAAGCAATAAGAAGAAAACATAAAATAATAATAACAGATTCTTTGATTCTCATTTACATATAAAAAGGTTTTTTTTTCGTTTTTTTTATCGATAAAAAACCAAGGCCCATAATAATATGGAGAACATTTACGAGACAAATGATAGTTTTCCCTTTGATAAATTGAATTTGTTGAAACCCGTGGCCGTTTCTGGCGGTAATTATTTCATCCGATTTACAGTAGACGGGAACTTCCTATATATACAACCACCTAAATCTAGTACAAAACAAGGTATCGTCAAAGCCGGAAAAAAATACTACACAGATTTGATGTTTTCCAATGCCAATGACCAATTTATTCGATGGATGGAGAATTTAGAAACATATTGTCAAGAATTCATTTTCAAAAACCGCGAACAATGGTTTGAAGGCAACATGGAAATGCACGAGATCGAGAACTATTTCACCTCTCCCATGAAGATTTTCAAATCGGGAACCTATTATATCGTAAGAACCAACGTCCCTAGCACTTTAGGAAAAACGACATTGAAGGTTTATGACGAGTTTGAAAATGAAGTTAGTATTGAATCAATCAATGAACATACCGAATTGATGAACATACTCGAAGTACAAGGTATAAAGTGTTCGGCAAAAAGTTTTCAAATCGAATTAGAAGTAAAACAAATGATGGTGTTTAAACCAGTAAAATTATTCGAGCGTTGTATTATTAAAACGAATGAGATCAAAAAGGGTGAAAACGAGAACATGATTTCGTTAGTGAATACTGAAACTCCTTTTAAAGTAACACGAAAATTAGAAGAGGTAGAAGGTGGAGGGAATGCCGATCAAGATGCAGAATCAAAAGTCAGCGAAGAACAAGACGAACAACTTGAAGATATCCAGGAGACCCAAGAGGAAAAAGTAGAAGATGAATCTTTAGAAATAATTGATATTGTTTCTACGGCTAAAACTATTGAAACGAACGAATCACCAAAAACGCAGAATGATATGGAGGAGATAGATTTTCCTTTAGAACAAATATCTGCTGAAGATACTATTCAAATCAAAAAGAGAAATGATGTGTATTATGAAATGTACCGTGATGCTAGGAAAAAGGCAAAAATAGCCAAGGATTTAGCGCTTTCTTCTTATTTAGAAGCAAGACGTATCAAAAACACATATATGCTACATGACATTGTCGATAGTGACAATAGTGATTTAGAAGATACAGAATCTGAAGATCAATAAAAAATATTTAGGCGGCACAGAAGTTTCACGATAAATAAAACGATATCGTATAAATAATTTTATCAACCGATATTATAAAACGAATGTTGAAGAATATTTCGCAAGGCGTTTCTAAATTTTTTACTAATGAAAGGATCGTAGTTTTAGTCATTTTCCTTGTTTTAATCTGGGGGTTACTTTCTTATTCTGGAAGCAAATCGTCTCGCGTAGATACCTTCTTTGGGTCTGATAGCGGATCGGCGTCTAATACGTATACAGGAGCCGTTGATGTTCCTACACCCGCCTCAAACTCTATGGATGGCAACAATATGCCTTCTCATGGTGTTTCTAGCGGAATAGACGCGTCTAGTGATTCGTCCTATGCCGTAACGAATGGAAATATGATGGGCGGATCATCTAATGTTGCTAACCCGTCTGATTTGTTACCTACTGACCAAAATAGCCAGTGGTCGTCTTTGAATCCTAACAGTATGAAACAGGGTGACGTTTTAACGCCGGATTTACTTCAGGCCGGATATCATATTGGTCTTGACACTATAGGGCAAACCTTGCGCAACGCCAATCTTCAATACCGTTCAGATCCTATCATCCCCAAAGTAAACATTGGTCCTTGGAACCAAAGCACGATCGAGCCTGATTTAGGAAGAACGCCTCTTGAACTAGGAAACAGCGCTTAATAAATCTACTTAGTTCTCGAGGAATCACTTTCGTTGATATAATAATTTATTCATAATGAATAATTTATTATATTCATTTATTTTAGAGTACTTGTAAAATGGATTACGAAGATATTATCGGATTTTCTGTTATTTTCGCGTTTATTTGCTTTTCCTATTATATTTATACGGATGGCATCGAAAGTTTTCAATTAAATTGTATTGTATCAACGGTAGACGGGAACAAATATTGCGTAAGAGAGCGTGAAAAAGTACAAGACGCTGCTGATTTATTAGCTGAAATGACGAAAAAATGCAAGGATTTGGTTGATTATATGGGAAAAAAATATACTGATAATGAGGCGGTCAAAAGATTAGTGGATGGATTCAAACCTAATAAAATAATGGAAACGTTACCTACTAGTTCGTATACCGCGTACAGCGAAAATAAGGGCGAAAAAATTGCATTCTGTTTAAATTCAAAAAAAGAGAACAATGATAATTTGATTGATCTTGATACGCTGACTTTTGTAGCAATTCATGAATTATCACATGTCATGACCCTTTCGATTGGTCATAAACAGGAGTTCTGGGACAATTTCAAGTTATTATTAGAAAACGCCAAGGAGGCGGGAATTCATATTCCTAGAAATTACAAAGATGATCCCGTTGAATACTGTGGTATGAGAATAACGGACAACCCATATTATGACGCCTGATTTTCTAGGTCTAAAAGTTCCTGTTTGGTATTGACGCCTCGAATAAAAATGTTCTCGTTTTTTTCTAAAAAGATGATTTGCACGGGTATCTGTATATTTCTCATCAATTTTACAACGTCTGTCAAATAAAACTCATTCTGTGCATTGTCGTTTTTGATTTTAGGAATAAACTGCTGTAGATATGATTCGTGCAAATAATAAATTCCTGTATTCACAGCCTTTATTTGTTTTTCCGTATCTGTGCAATCCTTTTCTTCTACAATGGCAACAATATTCTTTCGTTGGTCCGTTATTAAACGACCATATCCGGTAGGGTCATCCAGATTTGCCCCTAATAATACTGCATCATAAGAAGATTGTACCATTTTATTTAAAATTGAGCTAGTTATGCAAGGCATGTCTCCATTTATTATTAATACATGTCCTGGTACTAATAAATAGGGAAGACAACATTTTACTGCATCTGCCGTACCTAAAGGACTCTCCTGTTTTACAAAACAAATTTCGGACGTAGCAATATAATTGGTAAGGGTTCGTTGAATGATATCGTCAAATTTTCCAGTGACTACAATTAGTTTATCAGGATTTATTTCTTGACACGTTTCTATAACCCGGACCAACATGGGTTTATTTTTAAATAGTTGGAGTACTTTTGGTAAAGCAGACTGCATTCGTTTGCCTTCTCCTCCTGCTAAAATAATAACGGTCAATTGATTCATATTGACTACGATATCTATATTCGTGATACAATTTTTATATAATTTTTTATATAAAAATACACAAGTTATTATTATTGTTATTGAGTTAATAATACAGATCTCATATTATTTTGAATAGTAGATGAAGTAGCATTAATAGACGGAATAGGTGCGTTTTCTGGTTTGATACTAGGCGGAGATTGTCCATATCGAACAAATGCATAATTAGGTACTTCACTTGAGGTAGACAAAACTGGAGTCTGCGTAAAGCGATTTGCTTTTAAAAACCCACACACGTAATGGTAAACGTTATTAATTGTCGTATTATGACGATAATACCGTAAAGCATTCAAAAAAGCATTTGTAAAAGCGCCCTCAACCACCTTATCTTCTTTTATAAAAGCATCGGTACTAGTTTGTTCGTCTTTACATCCGCTTATCACATAAATATTAGGATTTGAAACAACAACATTATTAATTTGTGATTTTATCCAAGCGTTTGGACCCGAATAGGTATACGACCAAGGTAAATCACACATAGAACCACTATGACATGCATCAAATACCATAAGTGTCTTGCACGGAAATGTTTTTATTATTGCTAATAAATCCCTATCTGTTATGAAGCCCTTAGTTTTATAATCAATGGGTACTAAAATGCATTCTAATTCAGTTGTGGAATTTGCCATTTTATCTGATATGAGAGAACCATGACCGCTATAATGCACCCAGATTTCGTCTAAACTAGATGACTGTTTTGCCAAACTAGTCAAATTAGTTATTATATTTGCGCGGGTAGGCATAGTAGACGCATTGTTTATGTCATCTCTTAAAACCGTAACGCTGTCGTAATTATACGCATCCATAAGCATATGACTAACGTTGATAACATCATATACGCAACCACTTAAAGA